GCACTTTCTTTCTCGGCTGTTCTAGCTTGTGTTCGAGTTATCTCTGAAAGTATCGGCTCACTACCAATACATACTTTTAGAATTGAAGAAGACGGAGACAGAAAAGTAGACAAAGCGCATCCAGTTTCTAAATTGATTCAAAGACCTAATCAATACCAAACGACTTACAACTTCTTTTCTGTAGCAATGACCAACTTGTTACTTGAAGGTAATTGCTATTTCTTAATCGAAAGAGATGGAAGCGCAAGACCCACTGGTTTGATTTATCTTAATCCTGACAAGGTAGATGTAATTCCTTTTGAGGGTAATCTATTTTACCAACACGCTGACTTTGAAAATCCGATTCCCCAAACAGACATCCTTCATTTTATGGGAACTGGTTTTGATGGTAAAAAAGGTAAGTCAGTTCTTAAAATGCAACAAGATACAATCGGACTTTCGTTAGGTGCTAACATAACTGCTGCAACTTATTTTGGACAAGCTGCTCAAGTAGCTGGTGTATTAAAGACAGACCACAAGTTAACTGATGAACAAATACAACGCTTAAGAAACTCTTGGAACTCTAGACATCAAGGGCCTTATAACTCAAACAAGACTGCAATCTTAGAGCAAGGAATGGATTTCAAACCTATTTCAATAAGTGCAAATGATAAGCAGTTGCTACAATCACGACAATTTCAAGTAGAAGAAATCGCGAGAATTTTTCGCACGCCCCTCAGTTTGATTGGTCATCTCGAAAAGTCAGCGAATCACAACTCAATAGAGCAGCTATCTACAGACTTTGTTCGCTTTACTTTAACTCCTTACTTAGTTCAGTTAGAACAAGAAATGAACATCAAGCTATTTAGAGACAATGAGTTTGGAGAGTATGAGGTTAAGTTTGATACTAAAGGATTATTAAGAGGCGATAGTAATGCTAGAGCTACTTATTACCGTGAGATGATGCAGATAGGAGCTTTGTCAATTAATGAGGTAAGACAAGCGGAGCAATTAAATAGAATCGGTGATGAAGGTGACGTTCACTATTTCCCTCTTAACTTCGCACCTATAGGAACAACAGAAGAAGACAATGACTAATTTCCCAACTAAAGGAGAAGATAAAAAGATTAGTCTAAGAAACTCAAATCATCCTCAGTTCGATTTTGATTTCGCTTCTAATGTAAAAGAACAAACTCCAGAGATTTGGAAAGCTGGAGGAAACATAAGAGGTAATGATGCTTTTAAGCTTTGGGATAGAGCAAGAGATGGAGATGAAAGTCCTAGTGTTTTAGAGTGGATAAAAGAAAGAGAAGCTTGGGTTGCTAGACACTTTGAAGACGGAAAGCAATTTGAAGGGGACACAGAGCCGAACTTATCGAATATCGGTGGTGTTGTAGCTCAAATGAAATGGGGAACGATTGGAGTTCTAGGAGAGCAAGGAATGAAGGATGTTATTTTAGAAATGACAAAAAAGCTAGAGGGTAAAAAAGAAGAGAAGCAGTTGAATGCAACTGTAATGAAAGCCCTTGAAAATAAAGTTGAAGAACACAACGAAGACGTTAAGGATTTAGATGTTGCTTGGAATCCAAGAGTAACTCTTAACAAGTTGGTTAAGGTTATGGAAAGAGGAATCGGAGCTTTCAAAACAAATCCCCAAAGTGTTAGACCAAATGTAGGAAGCGCTGAGCAATGGGGTTACGCTAGAGTAAACTCTTTTCTTTTTGCTTTAAAAAAAGGTAGGTTTCAAGGTGGTAAACACGATACAGATTTACTTCCTCCGAATCATCCAGTAAGGGAAGAGATGGAAGAAAAACTAATAATAGTTATGGAAAAAGAAAATAGAGAATTAGTAGGCACAATGATTACAGATGGAATCGAAATGCCATTATACACAACCATTGAAGAAGCAGAAGAAATAGCAAAAGAGATGGGAGGAGAAGGACACCACGAGCATACTTTAGATGGTGTTACTTATTATATGCCTTTTAATTCTCACGAAGAAATCAAAGAAGCAATGACACAAGATATGAAAATTATGGAAGAAAATGACCACATCGAAGGACACGATGAAGAAGATGACAAGCCAATGGGCTATCGTTCAAACCCTAATAAAGAAATAAGAACTTTCAATGTTCAAGACTTAGAGCTTAGACAAGAGGGTGATGATAATGTTGTTGTTGGTTATGGAAGCGTGTTCAATACTCTTTCAAATGAGCTTGGTGGTTTTAGAGAGATTATTGCAGAAGGTGCTTTTGATGGTCGATTAAAAGACGATGTTCGTTTCCTTATCAATCACGATGGTTTACCATTAGCTAGAACAACAAACGGAACTCTTCGTTTATCTACAGATGAAAGAGGTTTGAAATATGAAGCTAAGGTTGCTAACACATCTTTAGGTCGTGATTTAGTAGAGTTAATGAGAAACGGAACAATCAATCAAAGTTCTTTTGCATTTGTTGTTGAGGATGATTCTTGGGAAATGAGAGACGGAATGAATGTTAGAACTATAAACAAGGTTTCTCGTTTATACGATGTAAGTGCGGTTACATACCCAGCATACGAAGAAGCATCTGTTGCACTTCGTTCTATGGAAGAATGGAAAAAAACAGAAGAAGAAAAGGTGATGAAAGAGAACCTTGAAAAAGAGAAGGAAGAGAGGTCGAAGGAAGATTTGGATTTAACTAAACGCTCTCTCGCTGAGTTGCGTTTGTCAATCATAAATAAAAAGTAATTAATATTTTAAACTGAAAAAAAAGATGAAAACATCTAAATTTTACACAGAGGAACGCTCTGTTGCAGTTGAAAAAATGGAAGCAATTGTCGACTCAGCGAAAGTTGAAGGTCGTGAGCTTACTGATTCAGAGACAACAGAATTCGATTCTCTAAACGAAAAAGCTAACTCTTTAGAGGGTATGGCTAAACGTGCTGCTTCTTTCGAAGCATTACAAGCAAACAAAGCTGCTAAATCAGAACCAGTTGCTGAAGAAAACACTCCGAAAGAAATTCGTGAGTATTCTTTCCAAGAAGCTATGAAAGCTGCTTATACTGGAAGAATGGAAGGTCTTGTTAAAGAGATGGACCAAGAAGCTAGAAATGAAGCTCGTTACACTGGGCAATCTTATAATGGTATTGCTATTCCTTCAAGCGTATTGAATCGTGCTGCTGTTGGAACTGCTGCTGGAAACGCAACAGAAGTAATGGCTTGGTCTGACCAATTAGAAGCAAACTTAGTTCTTGCTTCTGCTGGTGCAAACTTTTACTCTGGTGTGAACAATATGAAGTTCCCAGTATTTAGTGCTATCAACTCTGGATTCGTTCCTGAGGCTGGTGGTTCTGCTCCTGCTGCTAACGGAACTGCTTCTAGTGTTACTTTAGAACCTCACAAACTTATTTCTATAGTTAATGTTTCTCAAGAAGCATTAGTTCAGAATTCTGGTATCGAAGCTGCACTTCGTAGAAATATGGCTCAATCAGTTGCTGCTACTTTAGAAGCTGCATTATTAGGAACAAGTGATGTATCAAACGCTCCAGCTTCTATCTTTGCTGATGCTGCTGCTGGTTCTACTGCTGCTTTTTCTGCTGCTAGTGCTTTAGACCTTGAGACTACTGTTCTTGGAAATGGTGTTCAATTAGAAGGCGCAAGAATGGCTTACTTAGTAGATATGAAGTCTTATGCAACTGCTAAAGCTGCTGCACAAGTAACAGATGTTTCTCCTTTGTATGACAACAGAGATAAGACAATCAACGGATACTTCTCGTTTGTTTCTACAAATGTTGGTAACGGTGGTGGTGCTACTAAAGACCACGCTCTATTCGGAGACTTCTCAAAATGTCACATAGCGACCTTTGGCGGGATTTCTATACTAGTGGACCAGTTCACTGATGCAGGAATCGGTCAGACAAGAATGATTGTTCAATCGCTTGTTGATGGAGATTGCGTTCAAAACGCTACTGCATTCGCTAGCTTGATTGAAGCATAATTGATTTAAATACTGGAGGAGGGTTTCGGCTCTCCTCCATTTTTACCAACACAAGATATGATAACTAACACAGATTTAGGAATTTCGGTAACGACAGGCTTTGGAAAGTTGAGGTTGAAGACAGCTCCAACAATTACAGCAGTTTCTGTTGCAGAGGCAAAGACTCATTTGCGAATTGACAGCACATTTACAACAGATGATACTTACATCGGAACGCTTATAGATGTAGCTTCTGCTGCTGTCGAGAATTACTGTAATCTGTTTCTGATGGAGCAATCTTGGAATCTTGATATAGATTCTTTTCCAGATTACTTCAATTTGTTAAGAGGTCAACTTAAAACATTGACTATTAATTCTATTACCTATTCTGATACAGACAATGCTAGTCAAACCTTAGCTGCTGCTAATTATTTTGCTGATGGTAGTATTAAGCCAGCGAGAATATACTTTGCTCCAGATGCTACAATCCCTAGCACTTACGACAAGCCAAACGCTGTGAGTGTTGATTTTACTGCTGGATTTACAGCAGCTAATCAAGTTCCTGCACCTATCAAACAAGCTATTCTTTTAATGGTTGGAACTTATTACGAAACAAGACAAACTGTAAGTGATAGAACTTACAAAGAGATTCCACAATCGGCAGAGTATCTTTTAATGCCTTATAGAATACAAGGGTAATGAATATAGGTAAGCTAGATAGACTCGTTGAAATAAAACAAGCCACCTTTATCCAGAATAATTATGGAGAAAGACAGAGGACTTCAACTACTATTGCTAGTGTTTTTGCACGATTTGAATTTGAAAAAGGGAAAGCTGGATATGATGCTGATATTTTTGTAGGCACATCACCAGCTAAGATGACTATTCGATACACTACAAACATAGACTTATCTCCTAATTATTTTATACGATACAACTCGAAAGATTGGTTTATTAAATCAATACAAGAAATAGGAAGAAAAGAAGGGCTTACTTTATTTGTAGAAGAACAAACTTCTAGCCTTGCGACAGACATCTTCAGTCTAAGTGATGTTACTGGATTAGTTTTACATTATAAGTTCAATACAGCCTTAGCAGCTACTACTGATGGTATTCAATGGACTGACCAGAGTGACCAATCAAACAACGGAACTCAAACAGTAGATGCAGCAGAGCCTACAATTGAAAACGGATATTTGACTTTCGATGGAACTTCTGATTTCGTAAACTTTGCCTCTACTGTAAGTTTAAATGAAACTACCATTTTTATGGCAGTTTATATAGCAGCATATACTACTGAAACTACTCTAGGTAATGTAGGCAACTCTAATATGTTTGGTAGATTTAGTAACTCTACCACGTTTAGATTTAGAAGAGGTGGTGCTGGAGGTGGTGAAAATGTAGATATATCACATACTGCTTTACCAGTTGATACGCTTATGCTGATAACTTTACAGCAGACAGGTGATACACTTTTTATGAGGAGAGATGCTAGTCAGATAGGTTCTGGTAGTATTCTTGCTTCGAATACTTTTGAGACTAACAACTATGGAACTCAAAATGGAGGGGGCTTATTCGGTGGTCGCTTATATGAGGTAGCAATTTATAATAATTCCATATCAGATGCAAACAGAACACTTGTTGAAGCTGATATAATGGATAGATTATCGATAAGCTAATGGCGGTAAGAACTGGGAAACAACTAATGGGAAGTGGAGGTCATAGACCTTTAGTTGGTATGGCTATAGATGAAAAGGAGTTGAAGCAAATCATAAATGATTTAGAAAACTTACTACCTCCGAAACGAGGAACAAAGACAATAGTTCGACAAGCGATGAGAAAAGCAATGAAGCCAATGTTGACAAAACTAAAAGATTTAGTCCCAGTAAGAACTAAGCAGCTAAGAAAATCTCTTGCCTTAATAAACGGAAAGTCAAGGGGCAATAGTTTTCCCGCAGTGTATGTAGGACCAAGAGTAAAAAATGCTTATAAGTCAAAAGATAAAAGCGGTTTCTATATGTATTTTCTAGAGTATGGAACTGCTAAAATACAAGGGATGCGCTTGTTTGATAAAGCAAAAAGAACAACCGAACAACAAGTCTATGCTTCTATTCTTCCAAGTTTAAGAAGTATTATTGACAAAAGATTTAAAAAGAAAGGTTTATAATGGCGGTAGGTGCAGCAATATACAATATACTAAGCAATAACTCTGATGTAAGTGCAACAGTTGGAACTCGTATTTTTCCTCAAAAGGGAGAATACAAGCAAGAAGTTCCGATGATTACTTATTTTGTTATTGACACAACTCCGAACAATACAAAGAACGGAGTATCGACTTATGACTATGTTCGCTGCCAAATAACTGCTTTTGGTGTAAGCTATAAGGAAGCGCATACATTAGCTGGATATGTGAGAACTGCTTTAGATTATGTAAGTGGAACTTACGCTGGAGTAGTTGTAGATAAGATATTCTTTGAAGATTCAAATGATGTTTTTGATGATTCATTCGGAGAAAAAGGTATTCACTATGTCGCGATGGACTTTCGCTTTAATATAAATAGATAAGATATGAAAGTAAAAATTAAAAAAGATTGTGAATTTAGAGGTGTCGAATATAAAAAAGGCAAAGTTTACACAGTCGAAGGAAAAGCATACCGAGTTTTGAAAATATGGGATGCCATATCAAAACCGACAAACGAATCTAAAGAGAAGGACATTCAAGAAGAATCTGCACCTTCCTTAGATAACTAACTAATTATTAACTATTTAAGCTTTAAATTATGGTATTTAATGGCACTGATTTAGTTTTGAAGGTGCAGGCTGCTCAAGGAGCTGCTGACGAGTTCAAACTACTTCATTCAACAAGCTGCTCTTTGTCAATGAACGTGGACACGATTGACATAAGCACAAAAGACTCTGCTGGTTTCAGAGATTTATTAGGAGGACAAAAATCATTCTCTCTATCTGCTGATGGATTGATGGATTTCTTGGACACTGCTTCTACAACAGACCCAGAGGAGTTATTTACTAATATGATGAACAGAACAGCAGTGACTTTCACTTTTGCTCTTGATGTTCAAGCTGGACACAAATATACTGGAAGTGCTTTTATCACTTCTTTAGAGGTGACTGGTGGTGTAGAAGATGCACCTACATATTCAGTAAGTTTAGAAGGAACAGGAGCAATCTTGAATCCTACTATTTAATTTATTTCGTTGGTGGGGATGGGCTTCGGCTCTCCTCACTAACTTAACTTTAAAACCAACGAAAAATGTTTGAAGTAGTAATACTTAACGGAAAAGATTACAGCCTGCGCTATGGAATGAATGCTCTTAGGCTCTACTGTCAAAGAACAAACACAAGTTTGCAAGACCTTGACAAGTTAGGTCAAGACATATCTCTTGATGATGCTTGTCAACTTATTTTAGCTGGATTGCAGGATGGCGCAAGAGTAGCTGGAAAAGATTTTGATTTGACAATTGAAGATATTGCAGATATTTTAGACGAAGATTTTGGAGCACTACAAAAGTGTTTTGATGTATTCGGAGAACAATTTTCTGCAAAATTCAAAGACGAGGGAAACGAAAAGGAGGAGAAAAAAACTCCTCAAAAGAAAAAATAGACTGGGATGATTTAGAAGCTATTGCTTATGGCTTTGGCTTATTACCCCAAGAGTTTTGGAGCTTAACATTTCACGAGTTTTTTCTATTGCAGAGAGGTCGTAATGAACAGCTCGAAATGACAGAGAGGTTTGAGTGGGAGAGGACTAGGTGGCTGGCTTGTTTAATTTTACAGCCACATAAAAAGAAAAATTCTCAACTGAATCCTACTGACTTAGTGAGGTTTGAATGGGAGAAAAAAGAGGAGAAAATGGAACTCGAAAAACGCAAAAAAGCTGCGCAATATGCTATAAAAAAGTATAAAATTGAGACTCCAAAAAACAACAAAAATGAATAAAAACTCTTATCTAGTAAATTTGTCCTAATAAAAGAACGAAAGTTTTTAGGGTGAATATACGACAGAAGGGTGATAATGGCTTAAACGCGCTAAAACAACGCTTAAAAAGAACGCTAAAAAACGCTAAAAATGGCTGGAAAAAGACTCTCGGTTTCGTTAACATTAAACGATAAACAGTTTCAAAGTGGACTAAGAAAGGCAACTCGCTCAATGGCTAAATTTGGAAAGTCAATGCAGCGAACAGGGCAATCACTTTCTAGAAACTTGACACTTCCTTTGGTCGCTTTTGGTGCTGCGTCTGTTGCTGCTTTTGACAAACAAGCTAAAGCGCAAGCTAAACTTCAGACAGCTTTAGGAGATGATGCTAAGGCATATCAAAGACTTACTCAACTCGCAAGAGAACTTCAAACGACTACACTATTTGGAGATGAAGCAACAATAGAAGCTGCTTCTTTTTTAGCTCAATTAGGACTTAATGAAGAGGCAATAACTAGACTTCTTCCATTGATTCAAGATTTTGCTACTGCACAAAATATGCAGTTAGGAGATGCTGCTAAGTTAGTTGCTAAGTCTGTCGGCTCAAGCACTAACGCTCTTTCAAGATACGGTATTGCAATAGAGGGAAGTGTTGGAGAAACAGAAAGACTAGACTCTGCTGTTAATGCTTTAAGTAATGCCTTTGGTGGTAACGCTGAGGCTGCGGCTAAAGTTGGAGCTGGTGCGTTGATTCAATTAAAAAATCAATTCGGTGATTTGATGGAAGATATTGGAGCGATGCTTATACCGATACTAATTGATTTAGGACAAGAATTTAAAAAACTTTTAGGTGCTTTTTCTAACTTCTCTCCAGAAGCAAAAAGAATAACTGTTGTTGTTGGAATTTTAGCTGGTGCTGTAGGACCTCTTTTGGTAGTGTTAGGAAGTGTTGCAACAATAGTGGCTGGTTTAAGCATTAAATTTATCGCGATATCCTCTGCAATAGCTGCTCTTGCTCTTGGTATTTTATTTGTTGTTGATAACTGGGAGGCTTTTAAAGAAAGATTTAGTGATATAGGATGGTGGAAAAATGCTTTAATTGATATGATTCAATTTCTTATCGAACATAGTCCTATTAGTCTTTTTATAAAAGGTATTAATGCAGCCTTAGAATTTTTAGGGAAGAATCCTATACCTAATCCCTTTGAAGGAATGGCTGATGGATTAGATTCATTAAAAGGTGAAACAAAAGAATACAAAAATGATTTCCAAGACTTTAGCACCTTCATAGGGAATCAAGCTGAAAAAATAAAAAAATCACTGGGCGGATTAGGGGATGCTTTTGGTTTAGGTCAAGGAGGAGGAGAAAGTCAACCTCAAGCACCTAAATTTGATTTAAGTAAATTCACAGACTTTTCTTTTAGAATTACTCCAATAGTAGAGCCAGCAGCTTTTTCTTTACTTGTAAAAACAAAAGAGGAAATTGATGCTCTCAATGAGGCAGCAAAAAAATTGGCTCAAACTCAAATGGATGTTGCTCAAACATTTAAATCTGCTTTTCATTCAATGGCGGTAAGTGCGGAAGCAAGCGGAAAACAAATGGCGGATGCTGCCGCAAACGCTGCCAGACAAGTTATTAAAGCAAAAGTTGCAGAAGCTACGGCTGCTTATGTTGCAGATGCTTTTTCAAAATTCGGACTATTAGGACTTGTTTTAGGTGCTGCTGCTGGAAGTATAGTTGGTAGTATATTTAATAAAGTAATCCCCCCCTTTGCAGATGGTGGAATGGTTAGTGGAGCTACATTAGCAATGGTAGGTGAAGGAGCAGGAACAAGCGCAGTCAATCCAGAGGTTATTGCACCCCTTGACAAACTACAAGGAATGATTGGTAACGCTGGTGGCAATCAAGTTGAGGTTGTAGGAAGAATAAGCGGTTCAGATATATTGCTAGCAAGTGATAGAGCAAAAGGAAACAGAAACAGAACAAGAGGTTACTAATGGCACTAAGAAGAACAGCAGAATTTCAAAACGATAAGGGGATTTATTACAAGTTAGAGATTTATGATAGTTCTCTAGGTAGCCCTTCAACAAGCACTTTTCAGCTTGGAGGTAGTGGATTCCAACTAACTTACGAAACACAGGACAGAACTAGGTTTTCTGGTGTTATCCCTTCAAATGTTTCTTTTGATATTGTTCCAATAGTTGGAGCAGACCAGACCTTAGTTGATGATATTGCTACCGCCTCTTATGGTCGTTTTCAATTGAAGATATTAAAGTCTAGTGATGGAACAAACTACAATAACTACTGGGCTGGAAATATTTTAACTGATGTTAGCTCTAGACAAAATCTATCTTTATTAGCTGGAACACAGCAAACATTAACTGCTACAGATGGACTTGCTGAATTAGTGGATGTAAGTTGGAAGACAGGCAATAGTTATACTACAGGAACTACTTACAGATTCCTACAAATTATTCTAAACATCTTAAGAGATACTTCTATTCTTAACACTTCTCAGTATTGGGGTGCAACCGATAATTTCATTTCCACTCAAGTCAACTGGTATAGCGCCCAAATGCCAACCCCTGCAGCAGACAAAGACCCCTTGCATTACTCTGGAATAAAACCCAAAGCATTACAAAAAGAAGAAAACAATCAATTTGTTCCAATTGATGCTTTTGATGCTTTAAATAGAATTATGAAATGTTGGGGAGCTAGACTATTTTTATCTGACGGTGTGTGGTATATAACTCAGCCAAATGGTTACGCAGATGACAATTATCAAAGAAACTATCGTAAGGGGAATACTACCTTAATAACAAGCTCCTCATCTCAGCTTGTAACGAATGATGGAGTAGTTTTAGGCGGTGGAACATTTGACTCTTTAAATCCAGTCAATCAAGTGCAGATGTATTATGATTTACTATATAGCTATCAATTGCTACAATTTGATATTGCGCTCTGGATGACAAAAGTAGGACCAGCACTTCAAAAAACAGACCCTCCTACTACCACAGTTAACGGAGGAAGCTCACATTCTCCAACTATTGGAACACTATTCTCTCAATCTGTTGGCTTAGTTACTGGTGGCACAGATGCTCCAACAGCTAGTCTTGAATGGAATCTATTGTTCAGACCTCAGCTCATATATTATGATGGCTCATATTTAACTAATTCAACAGCGAACGCTTCTATGTTGTCTGATTGGAATACTAGCAAGGCTGCGGTTGGACTATCTGTATTTGCTGGGAATTTAAAAAGTAAATTATCTCTAAGATTAAAATTGGTTGGTGATTTAGGAACAACCTATTATTTGTATATTACATCTGGACAAAATGGTTCTACTCACGAATGGGTGACAAACTCAGTCTTTTCTGGCTATCCTCATATCTTTCAAGGAACTTTATCTGATTATACAAACCCTACTTCATCTTCTTACAATTTACAGCCTCGTTCTGGTAGCTCGATTGGTTCTCAAACAGGTTCATTGAATGCAATCCCAGACTCTGGAGAGCTATTTATAGAAGGATTTGCTCGTTTTTTATGGGTGGACACCAACGGTGGCTACGAGGAAACGGACCAGATTACAAGTGGTGATGCCTTATATCCAGACCAAACAGGTTCAGTTATAAAAGGTTTAGCTGTTGGTATGAACAAGCCAGACGGAACAGATTACTACCTCCGTTATCTTATAGACGGACAGCCTACAAGTCAGCAGCTTATCAATGCAACTCAAGGAACTGCTGTTTCAAATGTTGTTCTTGAAATTGAACCAACAAACTTAGGAAGTGGACCTACTGCACAAACGCCTACCAGAATTATAACTTTTGATGCCGCAGGCAACGGAGACGATGGAACTGCTACTACTTGGCAAGTATATCAAGAAGCTACTGGAGATGGTGAAACTGGAAGCATAACTAAAATACTTTGTAAGGAGGTTTTAGCTGGAAGAAAGGTGGGTATCAATGTTTACAATGGCTCCCTTCAAACAGATACGACCAGAAACTATGAGTATTACCTAGCATTCACTAATTTTCTATCTACTAAAGTTTTTGTTCCAAATCAAATGACATACAACGCAAATGCTGGAATCTGGGAGGGTCAATGGATTGAAGCGAATCCAGACGGGACTGGTCAAACCTACGGTTCATCAGATGTCATTGCTGACACTGATACTAATGCAAACTTAACAACTGAATGGTGATATGCAAGCTGCTACTTACAATAACACTTTAATTAACTCATCACTGACTGTAGTGACTACTACCTCAACTGTAAAAGAGGGGGCTACTTCTTTGACTGTAGCTTCTGGAAATAAAGTAGTCGCTAAAAGTGGAGAGAAGGTTTTTTTATATACTAAGTTTTCTAATGATTTATACCTTCTTACTTTAACGGCAGACTTAGGAACTTCTACTACTTGTTCTTTTAGCGCAACAGATTTTCAAGACTTTATTCCCGAAGGTAGCGTTGTATTAATGCCACAGGAAGGAATGTTTGATAAGGTAAACAATACGGATTTATACTTTCATCAATCAATATACAGCGTGGATGCTACTACTAATGATTTCTTATCTGCCTATGGTAGTAATGCTTTCACAGTAGATGCTGGGTTAATTTTAACAGATGGAGCTACAAGACGTAACTACTTTTCTGCTCACTATAGTTGTTTCGTTGCTCCTTATGCTTGCACTTTAAAAAAGATTAAAGGATGGGCTAATAGTAATGCTGGAGCTTCAGAAGGTGCTGTTATTACTGTTTGGACAGCAACTCCCAACTCTAATTCTAGTTCAGATTTAACAATTGACCTTGTCCACGCATTCACTCTTACGAGTCAAAATGATAGCACCTATGTATTCGATTTAGAGCAAGATACCTCAGCTCTTGCAGATGCTCAACTAGCAGAAGGAGATATTATCTTTGTAAGTATAAGAAGAACAGGAAGTAGATTAGGAAGGGCTAACTGGTATGCTCAAATCGGGTTTGATGCTGAAATGTTTAAACAACCAATATAATGAAAACAATACTCAAAGAGTGCAGCGATGTCCTCACATTAAATATAATAACTTTAGGAATTTCCTTCACTCAAGTTGAAATGCTTTTGAAGATTGTTCTTTTGCTATTATCTATTATTTATACAGCAGATAAGTTGATTAAAAATAGAAAAGAAAAATGATTCAAAAAGACTTAACTCTATCAATTGGTAATATTATCTGGATTGTTGGTATAATATTTACAATGGGGATTGCTTACAGTCAGATTGCTCAACTTGATGAAGATATAGTTGTGCTTGAAAATAGATTAGAAAAAAAAATTAAAATAATCAACGAATGTGAGGATAGGATTGTGGAATTAGAAAAAGAGATAGCTACATTAAACAACTGTAAACATAATAAGAGATGAAAAATTTAATCTGCAAAACAATATACTATTTGACTTTTAAAAAGGTTTGTATTGGTATCTGTAAAAACTGTAAGAAATAATGGAGGAGATTTTACAATTAATAGAACGCTACGGATTGACACTAATCCTATTACTTGGTGCTTTGTATGCCTTATATAAGTTTTTTGTATTTAGTATATACGAGGTAAAAGGTGAATTTTCAAAACACCACGAAAACGCTGCGAAAGATATGCAATACATAAAAAGCAAAATAGATACTATTCTAGAGTTCATCAAAAAAAATAGTTAAATGGCAAAAGGAATAAACTTCACCTATCGTGAAAAAAACAAAAAGAAAAGAAAAAAAATCCACTCAAAAAACAAAAGCCGAACCAAAGGTGGCAAGCAATACCAAAAAAGAAATGTCGGTCAAGGCAAATAACATAGTTGTAATATGGTGTTAAATTATTTTAATTTTCAAGAGTTTGACAGCCCAGATGAAATAGGTTCTGGAATGCCTATAGAACAAGGCGGTAAAATGGATAAGGAGTTTTTATTCAAACTTGATGAAGCTCGAATGATGGCGGGAACTCCTTTTAAAATTACAAGCGGTTACAGAACAGAGGCGCACAATAAAAAGGTAGGAGGAGTGAAAGGAAGCTCACATACAAAAGGATGTGCAGTTGATATTGCTATCAATAGTGGACTCCAAAGAAGTGTTATTGTATGTGCTTTAGCAAAAGCGGGCTTTACTAGGATAGGGATTGCAAAGACTTTTGTTCACGTAGACTTAGACAAAGAAAAACAACAATCAATCTGGTTATATGCTTAATAATTTAATCGGTGGCTTGTTCACCACACTATCTAAACAGGCATCTACTATCATAGATGAAACAGTTACCACAAAAGAGGAAAAGTGGAAGCTTAAAAATGAACTCACTCAAATAATCAACGAAGCAGAAAAAAACGCAAGTCAAGAAGTGTCCAATCGTTGGCAATACGATATGCAATGGGGAAACAAATTGAGCAAATCAATTAGACCATTAACACTTATATTTTTGACCTTAGTTTTTACAATTATTTCTTTTGCTGATGGTAACATTGGCGGTTTCCAACTTAACAAAGACTTTTTACCAATTTGGAATACTATTTTATTATCTGTTTACTCTGCTTACTTTGTTGGTCGTTCGATTGAGAAAGTAAAACAGAAACAATGAAAAACCAAAAGAGATACCGTCTAAATGAGGATGAGTGGAGGTTGATTGATGATTACAGACAAGATAAAAAAAATAAAGCACTACTAGAAAAAGAATGCAACGAAGCTGGCATTGATGTTGGCTCGGTGCATCACTATTGGTATAAAAGCAAAAAATTCTCAATTTTTGCCAAACCAAATGAGTTCTCAAGAGATGAATTTCTACAAAGCATAGAGAATTTAATCTCTAATTACTCTCCTTCCTACCCATCTATTGACTATCCTAAAAGAAAAGAAGGACATCTTTTGGTGATAAATCCAGCAGACGTTCATATTGGTAAATATGCAGATGCTTTAGAAACAGGGGACACATATAATGTTAAAATTGCTAGAAAACGCATTTTAGACGGTGTTAGAGGCATTATCTCAAAAGCTGATGGGTTTTCTATCCAAAAGGTCTTGTTTTGTATAGGAAACGATATTCTTCACACGGACAATGTTCAAGGAACTACAACCAAAGGCACAAGACAGGACACTGATGGTAAATGGTATAGACACTTCACCACAGCTCTAGAGGTTTATGTTGAGTGTGTTGAAATGCTTATGAACTTAGCTCCTGTTGATTGTGTTCATTCAATGAGTAATCACGATTATATCAGTGGATTCCATTTAGCGCACGCTTTGAAGTCTTGGTTCAGAAATACTGATTCTGTCACTGTGGATGATTCACCTATACATAGAAAGTATTATGTTTATGGAAGCTCTCTTATTGGATTAACTCACGGAGATGGTGCAAAAACAAGCAGTCTCGCTTTAATTATGGCACAAGAAAAACCGAAGTTGTGGGCAAAGACAAAGCACAGGTATTGGTATCTACACCACATCCATCACAAGCAAAGATTTAAGTATTTAACGAGCTATGATGAAATTTCAGTCACTTTAGAATTTCTTAGAAGCCCTAGTGGAACGGATGCGTGGCACTATCAAAAAGGTTATATTGGAAGCCCTAAAGCTGTTGAAGGTTTTATTCATTCTAAAGAAAATGGTCAGATTGCACATTTAACCCATATTTTTTGATATATTTGCGCTGTTTTTGGAAAAAAATAAACTCATTTTTTCATTGTTTGTTAGTAATTGGGGGTGTAAAAGCCCCCTTTTTCTTTTTTATTTTCATAGTTATTAACAGCCCTCTATATCTAGTAATGTTAATTATTTATTAAATTATTCAACTTTTTTTTGTTGAAAGTCTTGTGTAATTGGTTGGGAGTGCTTATATTTGCTCCATAATTATTAACAAAAACACAAAACAATGGAATCAAAAGAATTACAATTAACAGACAAAGAACTAAAACTATTATTATATAAATTAGTTCAATCAACAAGCGATGAAAGCTTAGAAGACCCTAAACTTTTAGTTAGTCAATTATATGACAAACTGCACGAAACATTAGAAAAAAAATAATTAACAAATAAAAACCCTACCGCCCCGCACTGAAATAAATGCGGGGTTTTTGGGTGCAAGGCAACCAAGCCAAGCACTGTCTTAAACGACAAAAGGTCTTTACATATTGAAAAAAAGTTTGAACAACAAGGAAAACTGCATTACCGAAAGGTAAGTTAAATTTAAGGGAACAGGATTGAAAGAGCATCCTAAACATTGAGGTTGAGTAGTGAATTTTAGAATTAAAAGATTGCAAGGGAATAGACAAATACTTGCAATTAACCAAAAATCAAAAGATGTTTCCTTTGCAGATTGGGGGGTAAAACCATTAACCCTTAAACG